TCTGGTTCAGGCATTTGCCGATACAAGCACGAGCGGCTGGAGTCTGCCTTGAATGTCAACCCCTTCCGTTCTTGCGAGACACTTTTCCGCGAGACATCGGAACGCGTGACACCGGCAGCCAGTGGGGCTACAAATCGGGCATACTCGCAAGAGACGTGGACGGAAGCACCCATGTGAAAGCACAGACTAACGACCTGTAACCCATTGATATTGAACGGGTCCCTTCCCGCCGTAAACGTATACGGGGGGGCGAGGCGCGAGGTTTTCCCAGTGACGTTTAGAAAAACACCCGTTTCGTTTCGTTTTCTCTGATACCTCAATGAAACAAGGGCCCGAGGGCCGGTAAAACCCGTTTGAAACGAAACGGCCCTCTGGGGGCATTTCGTTTCGCGCGCTGAAGCGTTTCGTTTCGGCACACCTTTTCAAGGATAATCTGATGGACGTGATCGAGCTGCCTCTTAGGCGGATCATTCCCTATGCGCGCAACCCACGCCGCAACGAAAAAGCTATTGCCACGGTAGCTGCTTCGATCGCCGAGTTTGGCTGGCGACAGCCGATCGTGGTGGATGAGGCGATGGTTGTTCTGGCCGGGCACACCCGGCTTGCGGCGGCACAGCAACTGAGGCTTGAGACGGCACCGGTGCATGTCGCCAAGGGGCTGACCGAGGCCCAGGCACGCGCGTTCCGGATCATGGACAACCGCTCTGGCGAGAATGCCGAATGGGACAATGATCTTCTCGGACTGGAACTGGGTGATCTGCTTGAGGCGGATTTCGATCTCGACCTGACCGGTTTCACCGACGAGGAACTGAACAACCTGTTAAACGGGCTTGCTGATGGCGACGGCGCGCAGGAGGGTGAGGACGAGGTTCCCGAAATGCCCGAGGACCCGGTCAGCCGACCGGGCGATCTGTGGGTGCTGGGAAACCATCGGCTGCTTTGTGGGGACAGCACCGTAGCGACAGATGTCGAGCGGGTGCTGGATGGTGTCAAACCGTTACTGCTCGTCAGCGATCCTCCCTACGGTGTGGAATATGATCCGTCCTGGCGCAACCAGGCGGGTGCCGCCAAAACCAAACGCACCGGCAAGGTTTTGAACGACGACCGGGCAGACTGGCGCGAGGCCTGGGCTTTGTTCCCGGGTGACGTTGCCTATGTCTGGCATGGGGCGCTGCACGCCGGGGAGGTTGCTGAAAGCCTCGAAGTTTCCGGGTTCAATATCCGCTCGCAAATCATCTGGGCCAAGGACCGTCTGGTTCTGAGCCGGGGCGACTATCACTGGCAACATGAACCTTGCGCGTACGCTGTCAAAAAGACCGGCAAGGGCCATTGGGCCGGAGATCGCAAGCAAACCACGCTCTGGCAGATCGCCAACAAGGGTCAGGATGCTGAAACTGTTCACGGGACGCAGAAACCTGTCGAATGCATGCGTCGCCCGATCCTCAACAACTCCAGCCCGGGACAGGCCATTTACGAACCCTTCATGGGGTCTGGCACGACGCTGATCGCGGCGGAAACCACGGGGCGGGTTTGCCTTGGGATTGAATTGAACCCCGCCTATGTCGATGTCGCCGTGCAACGCTGGCAGCAGTTCACGGGTCAGGATGCCGTGCTGGATGGCACGGATCAGACCTTCACCGATCTGGCAGATAATCCGCGCTGAGGTATGCATGAGCTGGCTTTACCTTCCTCCGGCGGTGCTTCCGAAGCCCCGGACGCGTGCCTGCACGGACTTTCCCTCTGTGCCGGAGCCGGTGGAATTGATCTCGGGCTCACCATCGCCTGTCCCGGGTATCGCACTGTTTGTTACGTCGAGCGGGAGGCCTATGCGGCGGCCACCCTCGTGGCGCGGATGGAAGACCAGGCCCTGGATTGCGCGCCTCTCTGGGACGACGTTGCCACCTTTGATGGCGACCCGTGGCGTGGAGCGGTGGATATCCTCACTGGTGGATACCCGTGCCAGCCGTTCTCGGTCGCGGGCAAGCGCAAGGGCACGGCTGATCCCCGACATTTGTGGCCCCATTTCGCGCGGATCATCTCTGAATGCCAACCCGAATGGGTGTTTCTGGAAAACGTCGCCAATCATATCAACATCGGTTATCGCGAGGTCAGAGGCGAGCTGGAAGGCTTGGGCTACGGGGTTACGGAAGGCCTCTTTACGGCGGCAGAAGTTGGCGCACCGCATAAACGTCAACGGCTGTTCATCCTTGCCAGACGGCGAGCATGTGAATTGGCCGACACCACGCGCGAGCGCAAACGAAAACCGGCAGACCAAGCCAACACCCTCGCAACTGGCGGGCAAACACGGGATGAATCTGGCGACCAAGGCGGCGATGTGGCCGACTCCGATGGCCAGCGATGGGTGCAAGCCGAGCGCGGGCAACCGCAAATCAGCCGACCTGACCCATGCAAGCCAGATGTGGCCGACACCCCAAACGGACGGCTTCCGGACAAGGGGCGGTGCCCGCCGGAGCGAAAAAGGCCTCGACCGAATGGCTCGGGATTGGCCGACGCCAGCGGCGCGGGATGCGAAGGGGGCGAACAGCCGGGAGCATGTGGAGGTGAACGGCACGGGGCGCAGGCACATGGATCAGCTGGCGAATTTCGCGGTGCATTCCCGCCAGGCCCTGACGATCTCGGGGGATGGCAGCAATACTTGCGATCAGCGCCGGGTGTTGAACCCAGCGTTTGTCGAGGCGCTGATGGGTTGGCCTATCGCGTGGACCGGCTTCGACTCTGTGGCAACGGGGTGGTCCCTCTGGTTGCAGCGCATGCGTTTCGAATTCTGTCGGCTCGGTTCATTGTCGATGGATAGAGAAGTGACGCCATGAGACAATCCCGCGCCATGTCATTGGTCGAGGCAGCTGCCAACGTGATCGTTGGTTATGGCGTAGCAGTTGTCGCACAAATCCTCATCTTCCCGGTGTTTGGCCTGCAGGCAACGCTGGCGCAGAACCTGAAGATGGGGGCCGCGTTTACGTTGATCAGCATCGCCAGATCATTCGTGCTGCGGCGGATGTTCGAGCGCCTCCGGGTACGCAAAGTGAACTGAGGCTAATAAAATGGGACGCCGCGCTCGCGCGCTGCTGCTTCAAGCCTTTGCCTTGTTGCATCCGAGGTCGGTGTAACCATGTAGCCTTTGTCGATATCACCGATCATGACAGAAGCTTCTCGCGGCCCACCTCGCCAGATTAGACCGACGAGCGCGCAAATGGAGGCGTCCAACATATCCTGGTCGGCCTTCTTGGGCGTTGACAGAGAGGCCATAGTGTCGGCCCACGTAGCGAGGCCTGCAATGCCGAGTTCATCGGCCAATGCGGCGACGATCCGCGTAACCTCTTGCCAGTCCTCGATACGGAATTTACGGCGGTTCTTGGGGTTGTACTTCGGGGCACCGAGCCGCTTTGCGAAGGGCGGATACAGTCCCGGCAGGGCGAGTGCCGGGAACACCTCGACAAGATAGTGCCCCGTGATCGCCGATCTTGATTTCTCCGGGGCTTCCGTAGCGCCTAAAACCGAAAGAAATTGCCAGATCGGAGAATCATCGCAGAACATTCCGCGCTTGCCTCGATTGGCCGGTTGAACTCCACCGCCGACAAACGAGACGAGTGCAGCTGCAACCCTCTCAACGGGCCGGATGCCGGTCATGTTCGGGACAACAGTTGGCTGATCGAGGGCAACAAGGCTGAACGCGTAGCTGTGTCGCTTCGCTTCTATGAAGTCGATTGCCTGTGCGAAGGAAACGAGACACGGCATCTTGAATTCTGCGTGTCCGTTTTCGTCAAACGCAATGGCGCAGATGGCACCAGGTGCCTTCGGAGAATCGGTCCACGCGGAGTCGAAACCGAAAATTATTGTGCTGCTTTGAGGAGTTGTTAACTGCATAGGCCTCTCCACAAAACAGCATAGACCACGTTTGACTCGAAAAAGAGAAGCAATATCATTGCGTTGATCAGATCGTGAGGGCTTGGTAATGGCCGCTGCCACACAGCCCCTGGCGGTGATCGCAAAGCTGCTCGACCTGAGTGAACGCCGGGTGCAGCAGTTGAGCCGCGAAGGCGTGATTCCGAAAGCGACGCGCGGGCAGTATGACCTGATCGGTTCGGTCCGGGGCTATGTGCGCTATCTGCGCGATCAGGCGGTGAGCGCGCAGGCCGGGGCACCGGATTATGCCGTGGAACGTGCCCGGTTCATCCGGGCCCGGGCTGATCTGGCGGAAATGGAAGCGAACCAACGGCGGGGATCGCTAATTGCTGCCGACGACGCCGAGGCGGCATGGATTGCGGTTTTGGCACTGTTGCGAACCCGATTGTTGTCCTTGCCGGACCGGTTGGCACCGCAGGTTCATGAACAGGGAAGCCTGGCCGGAACACGGGATCTGCTGCGCGCAACCTTGCGTGAAGCCCTTGAGGATTTGGCCAACAGCGATGTGCAACCGGACCCAGATGACAAAACGGGCACCGACCCTGACGATCTCGGGCTCGCCGATCTTGCGTCGGACGGTGAAGAAGGCGCTCGCGACCCTGCGGCCACCGCCGGAACTGACGATCAGTGACTGGGCGGATACGAACCGGAGGCTGAGTTCGGAGGCCAGTGCTGAGCCGGGCCAATGGCGTACCAGTCGGGCCGAATACCAACGCGGGATCATGGAAGCGATCTCGGATGCGCGGGTGGAAATTGTTGTTATCATGTCCAGCAGCCAAATTGGTAAAAGTGAGTGCCTCCTGAACTGCGTCGGCTACCACATCGATCAGGACCCGGCCCCGATCATGGTGGTGATGCCGACCGAGCGCGACGCCGAAACCTGGTCGAAGGACCGTTTCTCGCCAATGGCGCGAGACACCCCGTGCCTGACCGGCAAGATCGCCGACCCCAAATCGCGGGATGGCAACAACAAGATTCTGCATAAACGGTTTCCGGGCGGGCACCTGACGATTGTCGGCGCAAACGCGCCCTCGGGACTGGCGAGCCGCCCGATCCGGCTGCTGATGTGCGACGAGGTGGATCGCTATCCGTTCAGTGCCGGAGCTGAAGGTGACCCGGTCAATCTGGCCAAGAAGCGGACAGTGACATTCTGGAACCGCAAGATCGTGCTGGTATCGACGCCGACCAACAAGGGCGCAAGCCGGATCGAAACGGCGTATGAGGAAAGTGACCAGCGGCAATACCATGTCCCGTGCCCGGAATGTGGCACGGAGCAGGTACTGACTTGGCCACAAGTGCAGTGGGACAAGAATGCGGACGGAACCCACCGTCCCGAAACAGCACGATATCACTGCATCGGCTGCGACGCTGCATGGCGCGACGAGACACGCTGGGCGGTGGTCAGAAAAGGACATTGGCAGGCTAACGAACCTTTCGCTGGGATCGCTGGGTTCCATTTGAACGAGATTTATTCGCCATGGGTGCGGCTTGAGGCGATGGTGAAGGCATTCCGCTCGGCCCGCGCTGGTGGCGACGAGGCGATGAAGACCTTCGTCAACACTTCTCTTGGTGAGTCCTGGGTGGAATCTGGCGAAGCGCCAGACTGGCAGCGCCTGTTAGATAGGAAAGAGGACTGGTCCGCAGGCACTGTGCCCGCGAATGCCCTGTTCCTGACCGCCGGGGCGGATGTGCAGAAGGACCGGATCGAAGTGGATGTCTGGGCCTGGGGCCGTGGGCTGGAAAGTTGGCTGATCGATCACATTGTCATCGAAGGCGGCCCGGGATCGGAATCCTGCTGGGTCGGCCTGACCGAACTGCTCGGTCGAACAAGGCCACATGCCAATGGCAGCCAGATGACCATCGCGCGGTTGGCGATCGACACCGGTTATGAAACCCCGGCCGTTTACGGCTGGGCGCGCAAGGTCGGGTTTGGCCAGGTGGCCCCGGTCAAGGGAGTGGAAGGCTTCAACCGAGCCAGTCCGGTGTCCGGCCCGACCTTCGTGGATGCCACCATTGCAGGCAAACGCCTGCGCCGCGGCGCGCGACTATGGACCGTGGCGGTTTCGACCTTCAAGTCGGAGACTTACCGGTTCCTGCGATTGGATCGTCCGACGCCCGAGGAACTCGCGGGTGGATCAAGGTTTCCGCCTGGAACCTTGCATCTGCCGGGCTGGATTGACAGCGAATGGCTGAAACAGCTGGTGGCCGAGCAGTTGGTGACCGTGCGCAACAAGCGCGGGTTTTCGCGGCTGGAATGGCAGAAGCTGAGGGAACGCAACGAGGCGCTGGATTGCCGGGTTTATGCCCGTGCGGCGGCGTGGATCCTTGGGGCGGATCGCTGGTCGGAGGCGCAATGGCAAGAACTGGAGCGGCAGGTTGCGGCACCGGTTTCTGATGATGCAGCTCCGGGAAATTCCGTGGGACGCGCGGCGCGACCAACGCGGCAACGGCGCACCGTGCGCTCGAATTACATGGGATGAGAAACAACCGTGGCCGGGGTCAATGCAGGCAGCATTTCTTGAACTTCTTGCCGCTGCCGCAAGGACAAGGGTCGTTGCGTCCAACTTGGGCTGCCGGATGCATGAACGTCTCGGTCCAGGGAGCCACGCGGAGGTCGTTACTCACTTTGCGCTTTTTCTGATTGGCGATGAACGCATCAGAATAACAATGCCATTTCGACAATTCGTCGACGGCATCAGTGATGAGGGACTTTCGATAACGGCGGTTTGCTGGCACACCGTCTGCATCGCGCGTGGCCTGCAGATCTTCAAGGAAATGGCCGAAATCGCAGTAGTCCTCGGGGATCAACCCCTTGTCGAAAATCGTGCGCACATCTTCGGACATGTCTTCGAGCCCGAGATCGGCAATGGAGTCCATCCAGCCGGTTAGCACGTCGGAGGGGACTTCGGGACAACGGTCGTGAAACGTCCGGAAATAGTCTTCGATCATCGCGCGGTGGACTGGATGCAATTGCGCGATCAACACTAGGGCGCTCATCAAGGAACTGCGGGCGAATTCGTCGGCATTGGGATCCTCGACAGCCTCGAACAGAGGCTGCAGATCGCCGTCGAATGTCCCCGCCATGACACGAAAGCTCGTCTCTGTGACCGCGTCGCCCAGGAGATAGTCGAGGGTCCGGGTTGGTCGGCGCAGCAAATGT